GCCGCCCGCAACATGCGGGCGCCGAAGGCCCGATTTGTTTCTAGCGTTAGCGCAAAAAACGGGGTGCGCAGGCAAAGCGGGTGCGCAGGTGCGCGGTCAAGCTGAACACAAAGGAAAATCCCATGAGCTTTTCATTCTCTGCCCAGGGCGCCGACAAGGCCGCTGCGAAGGCAGCCGTCGCTGCGAAGATGGACGAGGTCGTTCAGTCCCAAGCGGTGCACGCGAAAGCTCGCGATCTCGTCGTCGCCACCGCCGGCGCAGCCCTCGACCAGCTGGTCGATGCGGCCGAAGGCGAGATGTTCACCATCCACGTCAACGGTGGGCTCGGCTGGCGCGCCGAAGGCGAGTTCACCAGCGCCAGCGTGGGCGCGTCGGCGTCGCTCCACAAGGCGAGCGCCTAACGTGGCGCTGGAAACGCGTCAGCAGCTTGCGGCCGTCAAGGCGCAGCTGCTCACCGAAGCGAGCGACGAGAACGACAAGAAGCTGATCACGGTCGGTTTCGCCGTTCTGGATGAAGTGCTCAACGGTTGCACGAACCTCGCACGCATCGCCGCTGCGCTGGAGAAGATCGCGTCGCCGCCGGCGACGTAGACCAAGGTTTCGCCCGCGGCGGCCGAAGGCTCTAGCTGTGTTAGGGCTCCGCCGGTGCACCGGAGTAGGCCGCCGTGGGCGGAGATCATCGCGAGGTAGAGCAGCCCGGTAGCTCGGGGGCCTCATAAAGCCTCAGGTCGCGTGTTCAAATCACGCCCTCGCAACCAACAACGGACCGATGACGGAGAAGCCGAAGCTGGGCGGCGTCCGCGCCTATGCGCGGCATCGCGGTCTCAAGAGCGATAATGCGGTGCGCAAGGCGCTCACCAGCGGCCGCATCGTCTATCACGACATCGCGAAGAAATTGATCGACTTCGACGCGGCGGACAAAGCCTGGTCGAGCAACACCGATCCTGCGCAGCAGCGCAAAACGAATCCGGCCGGCGGGAAATCTGCATCCGCTCCGGCCGGGCGAGCGCCGAAGCGGGCAGACGCAGCTGGCGCGTCATCCGCCGCACGATCGGGCGGTGATGACACCGGCGCCGAGCGCGGACCAACCGGTCGCGGCGGCGCCGACAAATCCAAGGCGGGCAAGACGCCGGCCGATGCCGATCATGCGGTCAGTGAAGATGCGCTGGGCCTTGCCAACGAGATACTGCGCCGTCACGGGCGCGTCGCGTCAGGCGGCGGCTTCACGATGGTCGACGCCCGCACGGCCGAAACCCTCCAGAAGATGGAGGACAGACAGATCGACATGGACAAGAAGCGTGGGCTTCTCGTCAACAAAGCCAAAGTGCTTGAGCAGATCTTCGCCCTGGCGCGCTCCGAACGCGACGCCTGGCTGCAATGGGTCATCCGCAGCGTGCCGAAGATGGCCGCCGAACTGAAACGCGCAGGACACCCGGTCGACGCTCATGTGCTGGAAGTCGCACTGAACGCTCATGTCCGCAGCCACCTCGACAGCCTCGCCGAGGTCAAGCTCAGCGTTTGACTACGACACACAAGATCTGGAGATCACCGGCCGCCAATGGAAGCGCGGCCTTGCCACTGATCCGGTCCTGACGGTCAGCGAATGGGCGAACAGTAAACGCCGGCTGTCGTCGCGATCGTCCCCGGAGCCCGGTCCGTACTCGACCGACCGCACGCCGTACATGCGCAAGATCATGGATGCGTTGTCGGCATACAGCCCGTACCAGCGCGTCGTTTTTATGAAGGCGACGCAGGTCGGTGCGTCGGAGGCCGGTAACAATTGGGTCGGCTATTCGGTCGAACAGGTTCCGGCGCCGTTCCTGCTTGTGCAGCCTACGACGGTCCTGGCGAAGCGCTATTCCAAGCAGCGCATCGCGCCGATGATCGACAGCACCCCGTCGCTGCGCGAGCTGGTGCTGCCGTCTCGAGCCCGCGACAGCGGCAACACGGTCGACGCCAAGGAATACCCTGGCGGCATTCTGATCATCACCGGCGCCAATTCGGCGGTGGGGCTCCGCTCCATGCCGGCGCGGTTCATCATGGCAGACGAGGTCGACGCCTATCCGCCCGACGTCGACGACGAAGGCGATCCGATCTCTCTAGCAGAACGCCGCTCTACCAATTTCGGTCACCGGAAGAAGATCTATCTCGTCTCGACGCCGCTGATCAAAGGCCTGTCGCGCATCGAAATGGAATACGAGGCGACAGACCAACAGCGGTTCTTCGTGCCCTGCCCGCATTGCGGGCACATGCAGTTCCTGCGTTTCGAGCGACTGCTGTGGACGTGGGGCGATCCGTCGTCCGTCCTCTACAAATGCGAGCGCTGCGAAGCCGCGATCGAGGAACACCACAAGACCGAAATGCTGGCCGGCGGCGAGTGGCGCGCCACGTCGGAGTGCCGCGACAAGACGGTCATCGGCTTCCACATCAATGCCCTATATTCGCCGGTCGGCTGGGAAAGCTGGGCCGGCATCGCGCGCGATTGGGAGAACGCGCAGGGCAACGACAGCAAGATCAAGACGTTCAAGAATACGTCGCTGGGCGAAAGCTACCAGGAGAAGGGCGAGGCACCCGACTGGAAGCGGCTCTACGACCGCAAGCGCGAGTTCAGGCTGGGCGACCAGCTGCCGTCCTGGGTGCTGCTGCTGTTCGGCGGCATCGACGTGCAGCGGAACCGCATCGAGGCGTCGGTCTACGGATTCGGTTACGGCGGCGACAGCTGCCTGGCCGAACACATCATCGTCGAAGGCGACACTGCCAAGGACGAGACGTGGGCGCAGCTGACGGCCTGTCTTTCGCGGCGCTATGCGCGCGAAGATGGCGTCGAGCTGATGGTCTCCAAGTGGGGACTGGATACAGGCGACGGCGCCACGGTCAGCGAGGCTTATGCCTTCTGCCGCGCGCATCGCCACCTGGTCGTTGCGCTCAAGGGCCGCGCAGGCTTCGCCGCGGTGCCGGTGGTCGGACCCACCTGGGTCGAGGTCACGCTCCGCGGGCGCAAGGTCACCAAAGGCGTTCAGCTCTATGGCGTGTTCGTCGACTTCTTCAAGTCGGAGACATACCGCCATCTGAGGTTGGAGCGGCCGACCGACGAGGATTTGGCAAAGGGCGGGGACTTCCCCGACGGCTATATCCACATTCCGGACGGTGTGCCGGAGGAATGGTTCAAGCAGCTCACTGCGGAGCAGCTGACCATTGTCAAGTCGAAGCGGCGCCGCGCGCTGCAACGGCAGGAATGGATCAAGACCCGTGACCGCAACGAGGCGCTGGACTGCCGCGTCTATGCCCGCGCGATCGCGTGGCTGCACGGCGTCGACCGCTGGCCGATGAAGGCCGACGCACCGAAGCCGTCGAAGCCCGCGGCGCTGCGTTCGAGCGAGCCGGTGAAGCTTCCGCTGCCTGGCGCCACGCCGGCGGCGAGCGCACCGGAAGCAGCGCCGGTCGAGCCGCCGAAGGCGGAAGCAACGCCGGCAACTGCAAAGCCAAAGACCAAAGAAGAGATCCTGCGGAGCATCCGCGACAAGTTCAGAAGGAAGTGACCGCGTGAGCATCGGCGATCTTGTTCCGTCGCGATCCCAGAACTGGTCGCCACCGGTCGCCACACGTCCGCGGACCAGCGCACAGTTCATGCGCGGCCATCGCGGCGCGCCGATCGTGGCGGGGTGGAATCCGGCGCTGCGCGATCCGCAGGTCGACGTCGAACAGGCATGGGATCAGTCGGCGGCCCGCTCGATCGACCTGATGCAGAACACCGGCTGGATCGCCGGCGGCATCGAACAGTCGACCGTGGACGTCGTCGGCGCGGACGGCCTTAAGCTGAACGCGAAGCCTTCGCCAGAAGCGCTGGGCCTCGACGAAGAACGCACGGCGGAGTGGGCGAAGCTCACTGAGAGGCGGTTTGCCGCCTATGGCAACCGTCCCTATGACTGCGACGTGGAGGCGACGCGCAATTTCGGCCAAATGCAGGCCGCGCAGTACAAGAGCTGGTGCCCGTTCGGCGAGATCGTGGCGGAATTTCCGTGGCGTCCGCGTCCAGGCTCGCTCTATGGGTCTAAGGTCCGTCTCGTTTCACCGCACCGGCTGTGCCGCCGCAGCGAGCCGATGACGCGCCTGATCCAGGGTGTTCGGACGGACGCTGACGGAATGCCGCTCAGCTATGTGTTCGAGAAGCCCGATCCGCTCATTGGCCGACGCGAAGTGGAGCTGGCGGCGCGCGATCGCATGGCGCGCACACTGATCCTGCATGTGCTGGATGGCGCGATCGGGACCAAGCGTGGCATCTCGCCAATGGTGCCGGTGCTCAAGGTGGCCAAGCAGTACGATCAGATGGCGAACGCGCAGCTGATGCACCAGATCATGCGCTCGCTGTTCGTGTTCTCGATCGAGAGTGACCGGCCGACGGATGATATTCTGCAAAGCCTTCTGACGCCGCAGGAGCAGGCGGCTGCACAGTCGGCCGGTCTGAACCCCTACGATGCCTATTTTGCGATGGCGGAAGGCTACTATGCCAACCATAGCCGCCAGATCGACGTCGGCATCAATGGCCGCATCGCGACGCCACTGCCGGGCGAAGAGCTGAAGGTTGTCAGCCCTGAGGTCGGCAGCTCCGACTACCGCGCGTTCGCGACTGATCTGCTTCGCGAGAATGCGGTCTGTCTTGGTATCACCTATGAGGGCATGACGGGCGACTATGCCGGCGTGACGTTCTCGTCGATCCGCTTCGCGGTCGACAACAACTGGCGCAAGGTTCTCTATCGCCGCAAGAACATCATCGCGCCCTTTTGCCAGGCGACTTATGAGAACTGGCTGGAGGAAGAGATCGAAAGCGGCGGACCGCTCGCGATCCCGGGCGGCATCGACCGCTTCCATGCCAACCGCGCCGGCATCTGCAATGCCGACTGGAAGGGCACGCCTAAACCGGTAGCGGACGAACTCAAGAGGTCGAACGATCAGAAGCTGCGCAAGGACATGGGGATCGTGTCGGAGTACGGGCTCTGCGAAGAGAATGGCGACGACTACGA